TGAAGGAGCTTTGAAGGCATCCTATCATCTTGCTGTGAAAAAAATAACCGATTTTATATGCCGGCATGATACGTTATAACTGCCTGATAATCAACTAGGGCTTTTCTGGTTTTTACATATACAACACCGAAAATGCACCGAGTTGCGTATCAAACAAGTTACAGATACTCAAACAGTTGTGTGATTGCTGTAAAACAAATGTTTTGTAAAATAACTCATTTTACGCAAAAACGGTGCAATTAAATCTTAGTTTTCCAACATCTTTTTGGTAAGCCTATCGATAGTCTTCTGCTGGCTCTCTATAGTCTTATTCTGTCTCTCAACGATTGTCAACAGGTTGCCCTGATTGCCTTTCGTGAGTTCCTCTCCCATGATTAGGTAGTTAGCGTCTACCCAATCGACGGCGTTAATGATCTTAACGATAATGTCGTAACTAGGGGCATTTCTGCCAGATACGATATTCTTAATCGTTGTCCATGGCACACCAATCTTCTTGGCGAATGTAGCAATGGTGTGACCCTCTTTCTCAATGATGCTGTTCACGCGTTCATTGATAGTTTCTGTTACTTCTTTTTCTTTTTCTGTACTCATAATATGTAAAATTCAAACAAAATGCTGAAAAATACAAAAATAATCAGCGAAATGTTTTGTTATATCACTGAAATGTTGTATATTTGCAGCGTGTTAATAATTCTCACGGTGCAAATATACAAAAAATGTCGCACATAATGATGATTTCAAACAAAAATTTTAAAAAATATGGGTTTTAGTGAGTACATGAAGAGTCTTCCATACCCTCGTTGTAAGGTTGTAGAAGCACTTGCGGAGAAATGCAAGGTATCTAATAATTCCGTCTACAGATGGATTCAGGGCAAGTCCAAGCCGAACGCTCTATGCAGAGGAATTGTCGCTGAGTATCTAGGTATGCAGGAGAGCGAACTTTTTCCGGAGGAGTAAGTATGGAGTCAGTCGAGTTTTACAATACACCAGAAGGTGATGTTATGTATAAGCAACTGGGCAAACCTGTCCAGGAACTTACAGCCGACAGCCGCGAAGTTATCGAGGAGATGCTAGACCTAATTAAAACCAGATATCCTCAAACCTTTAGGGCTCTGTGTGAGCTGTATACGGCGAGCGAACTAAATCGCAAGGTATACGAATTCAACATTGTATCTAGGTTCTGCAGATGTAATTTCGGCGAATATGATGCACATACTCCTGATATCGACGCAGACGGTTTCTTTCATTTTGAGGAGGTCAAGTGCCCGTTGCGTGGCGAATGCAGAATGGAAGGTGTCATCTGCAAGCCTAAACTAGACTCTAAGCTTACTGATCGTGAGTTAGATATAGTAGAACTTATATCTAAAGGCTTGCGCGCCCAGGAGATCGCAGACCGTCTTTATATATCTGTAAAAACCGTACAACGGCATAGGGAGAATATTAAGGCTAAGCTCCAGCTAAGATCACTAGCGCAGGTGGCAGCATATTACCTGGAGCATATAAAAACAAAATAGCTTATGTATGAGAAATGCGCAATTTGCAAAGAAGGCAGAGCTTGCATTAATGGCTGGTTCTGTCTCAAATTAAAGAGATACGTCGAGTATAATAATAGACCAATATGTGATTATGAGTAATAGAAAATGGAACAAAAACGAAATTGCATACCTGGTTGGGAATTACGGAAGAATGAGTCTTGAGGATATGGCACGACAACTCAATCGTTCCGTAATGGCCGTTCGATTATATGCGCTTCGCCATAGGTTGGACGACAAACATCAGGTTGTTAAGGAGAACCGCCTGAAGAAGTTGCTTGAGTGTCGTTTCCGTCATCTCGAGGACTTCCATCCAAGCAAGTTCTTTTTTAAGGAGACTGGTATTAACCAGGTAAGATACTGGGATATTTTCTTCGGCCGTAAGGCTATAAAACCAGAAGAGTATAAAGCTGTGGCAGCATACTTCAATATTACGATATCTGAAGCATTCGATTCCCTACAGCTCAATCTGTTCGACTAAACAAAATAAGAAATATGAAAATCAACTCAGACTTCATTAGCGATGTCAAGAGTAAACTTGATATTGTTGATGTGATAGGCGCTTATATTAATCTTCAGAAGGCGGGCATTAACTACAAGGGTATCTGTCCGTTCCATAATGATAGTCATCCTTCTATGATGGTTAATAAGGCTAGACAGACGTACCATTGTTTCGTGTGTGGTGAGCATGGAGACGTTCTGGACTTTCTGCAGAAATACAACCAGATAACTTTTAACGAGGCATTGCGAATAGCTTGCAAGCTCGCTGATATTGAGTTTCCGGAACAAGAATCTACTCCGGAAGAAAACGCTGCGTATAAATTGCTTGAGTCTCGTCGTATAGCCATTGCTGCTGCCGCAAAGTTCTACCAGGGCAATATCTCGCAAGCGGAGAGCTTCCTTAAAAAACGCGGTTACGATTATACAGATAAGGTGCTTGCAGAATATGGAGTGGGCTATGCTCCGAATGGTAATGTAGCGATGAAGTATCTCGTGGAGAATGGGTACAGTCTGCAGATATTGGAAGATGTTGGAGTCGTAGGCAAGTCTCAAGACGGTAGAAACTATGACTTCTTCAGAGACCGCGTAATGTTCCCGTTTTACGACGTGTCTGGAAGAGTCGTTGCGTTTTCCGGAAGAATTGTTACTCCGAACGATAAAGTTGGCAAATATGTTAATACCGGAGAGACGCCCATTTTCAGAAAAGGTCGGCATATTTTCGGACTGTTCCAAGCAAAAAGGGCGATAGCGAAAGAGGGTTTTGCTTATCTCGTAGAGGGGCAGTTCGATGTTGTCACTCTACATAAATATGGGGTCGAGAACGTTATCGGTGGATCGGGAACAGCATTTACCGATGACCAGGTAAAACTCATTATGCGCTTCACTCAGTCTGTTGTAATGATCTACGATGCGGACAGCGCAGGGATTAAGGCTGCCGTCAAGAATAGTGAACTGTTATTGACGGCAGGAGCGAGCGTCAGGTGCGTTCGCTTGCCTAAGGGATATGATCCAGACAGCTACGGTCAGCTCTGTAAGGATGGCGTAAAACAGAAGTTAATCGATGCAACTGAAACATTTCCGAAGGCGATGAAAAGAATGCTGGTTCCTCGCGGATGCAAGGACGAGGCTACAATCGCTTCAGCCATGAACACTATCGCTAACCTGGTAGCATGCGTGCAGGACGCCGGACTGCGCCTTGAATATATGAAGAGCATGACTAAGGATTTCGATACGAAGATGACTATTCTGGAAGATAAAGTTCGGGATATCCGACGTAATGTCGAGAATCTCAAGAAAGAGGATATGCTGCAGGGTATTTTTGGACTTGATGACCTAAAGGATAATCTGAGAAATAACGAGCCTGCTATCGTAACATCTTCCATCGATGCGTTCATGGAGTCTTATGGAGATAATCCGATTGTGTACGTAGCAGGCGTTCCGTCGGCTACCGATATTCAGAACCTCCGCCGAATCTGCTGCTATCTAGCCACAACTGAAGAGGGCTGCAGTATAGATACGACAACGGGCGATGATAGTAGTTACCTCTCCGCTCTGGCCGAGATGTTCAAGGCAGGAATCTCGCAGATAAGAGTCATGCACGAGGATAAAGTAGAATCCTTTATAGACTTCTATATACGCATACATGGCGATCTGCTGTCCGGCTTCCTTGGCGACAAGGTTCCGATCATTACAAGGTGTATCGAGTTGACCAGCTATGCGGAGGAAACCGTGATAACTGTCAACAAGAACCATTACTGCAGTAAATTAGGGCTATCCAAGGGCCAGTTCGACGAGATCCGTAAGCCGTTCGTCAACAAGCGCAAAAATGTAATGAAGGCGAATGCCCTGAAGGATGATCTCTATGATGATGACTTTGACGGTGATGAAGTTCCCAGTTATGTCAAGGAGGGAGAGTACGCACAGATGTTTCGTGAGTGCAAGTATTATCCTCGCCTTAATAAGCAGGGCATACCAGTCTGCTATATGTTCCAGAATAAGAACGGACGTGGATTCTCTCAGGTTGCAGACTTCTATATGGTTCCTCTTCTCCATATCTTCAACGAAGATTTCGAGCAGAACAAGCGAGTGCTGAAGGTGAATCGTCGTTACTTCGACAAGCCGTTATATATCGAGGTGCTGTCAAGTTCTCTAAAGAAGATGAGTACCATCGAGGACGTTCTTATCAACTATGAAGGCGTGAACTTTACAGACGGAGAAGAATGGCAGTGGAGGCGTATAAAAGAATATATGAGCCGCCATTTCGTTCAGTGCCGGGAGATCCAGGTATATGGCAACCAGCAGTCGGAGGGAATGAGCCGGAAGACAGATGAGCAGTTTTTCGCCTTTGCCAATGGTATCGCCCACGAGGACAAGGACGGAAAATATGTGTTTGAGAAGGTTAACGAGCTGGGTGTTGTCACCCATAATCACATGAACTATTATCTTCCTGCGTTTTCAACCATTTACGCTGGATCCGGGCGCCAGTCAGACAAGTACGAACTGATATCTCAGCTGACATACGATGATATTCCTGCCGACATGCAGGTCAGTTTTGAAAAATGGGCATCCTTAATGGATAAGGTCTATAAGATTAATGACAACGGCAAATGGGCTATCGTTTTTGCGTTGATGTGCGCATTCCGAAGTAACATACATTGTCTGGACCGACTCTTCACGGCGCCCTTCTTCATGGGTCCAATGTCTTCAGGTAAGACTCAGATTGCGATATCTATCCGATCTCTGTTCATAAGTCCTACTATTCCGATATTCAACCTCAATACAGGTACTGATGCGGCCATGAGCACCATCATGGGTACATTTCGAGATGTCCCGGTCGTGCTCGATGAGTACAATAATAAAGATATCTCAGATACCAAGTTCCAGGCTCTGAAGGGTATAGTATACGACGGAGACGGCAAGCAGAAGCGTCGCGGGACATCTGGAAGAGATATTGAGAATGATAAGGTATTTGCGCCTGTGATCATTTGTGGCCAGGAGACCCCTCAGCGAGATGACAACGCCCTGATGAGTCGTGTTATTATCTGCGAGGTTCCTAAGCCGAAAAACAGAACACCAGAGGAGACTAAGCTGTTCGAAGAGCTCAAGAATATAGAGAAGAATATAGGATTATCCAACGTATTACTAGAAGTACTGTCGCTCAGACCGGCAGTCATGGATCATTTCCGTGCGCTCAAGCAGGAGGCATACAGCGAGCTCAAGAGTGATGTAATCAATTCCGGAGAGATGGACCGACTCATGAAGACGGCTTCCCTCTTCCTCGGAATGGTGAAACTTGTAGAGCAATACTCTAAGCTTAAACTACCGTTCACGTATGATGAGTTTTTTGCACTTGTGCAGGAGAAAATCAAGTTCCAGCTTTCTCTGATCCGAAGCACGGACAAACTTGCCATGTTCTTCAATGCCGTCAATAATATGATCGATACAAAACAGGTGCTCGTTGGTCGAGAGATGCTCATCGAGCAGCCTAAGAGTGTTACCGGTAAAGATTCGCACGGGGACAAGAAAACGTTCGCTTTCGATCCAGGAACACATGTTCTGTTCCTTCGTCTCAGCAGCGTGTATTCTATATATGACAGAAGTGGGTATAACAGCGAGAATACGACATTATCTACCCTTGAGCAGAATCTTCGCTCACATCCATCATATATTGGAACCGTACCATCTAGACGTTTCACCTGGGAGGAGACCGTCGAGGTAGCCAAGCCGGACGACCAGGAAACAATGGTAAGAGTGCGTAAGGAGCGCTCTACATCTACAAGTGCAATTATCATCGACTATGACAAGTTCATGGAGATGTATAATATCGACTTCAGACGAGGAGAAATCCTCGCCGAGAGCGTCGCTCAGAGTACTCCAGGAGTAAATGGGGAGGCTAATGCTGATATCAATACCCAGCAATACAAGCCTGGCAGCATACCATTTGACGAGACTGACGCAGGTAAGAATGGGGATAAACCGTTCTGATAGGAGCCAGAAAACTACCTTATATAAGGTATAGACTACCCCAATTTAACGATACAAAGATACAAAAAATATTCGAGAAAACCAAAAGTTTTCCGCATAAATTTGAGTTGAATTTTGCATATTTTTACCCACGTAAACCCGGGAGGGCGAGCGTGGGTATTTCTTTACATTTATGTGTGTTCCAGATGCGAAAAATCCCCCGTACCCCCTAAAAATCCAAAAATAACCGAGAAAACGAAGTTTTGAAAATGATTTTCAGAAAAATGCCTTCCTACAATCCTACAATCCTACAAATGTATTTCTTTTCAAACTATTATTATTATCTATTTATCTTATTATCAGTATGTTATGTGTATTTTTGCGTTTTTGTGGTTTTGTAGGAAATGCTGTAGGATTGTAGGACGTTGTAGGAAATAGGAAATTTTTACATTTTGGCGCTTTTGGAGATTTCGTCCTACAAAATACCCCATTTTGTAGGATTGTAGGACGTGTAGGAAACGAAAAAATGAGTGTGTAGGACAAAAATATGTTTGATAAAATTTGTGTAACTCGCTGAAATGTAGTATCTTTGCATTCGTAAGCCTACAATTTGTAGGATTGTAGGACGGTAGGAAGCAAAAATAAGCAAAAACGATATGGAAAGAAAAAAACGTCTCTCGAAACGAACAGCGTCTGTTAGAATTGAGCCCTATCTGGCAGAGTACATTCAGAAAAAGCTAGAAATTGAGCCAGAAACGGGCGGAGTAAAAATACCATACACCACAGATCTGTATCATGTGGTGTGGAATTGTATGGCCAAGCCAGACTCTCACCATGACGTCATGCAAGACTGTAATCTCAAGATATATCTGCCTTCACGGCGCTCAAAGATGGATGGGCATCCTGGTAAGGATCCGGCTTACTTCAATTATCTATCCAGTAATGCGGCGAAAAAAATAGAAGAGCATATTCGACTTCTCTTCAATTTCGAGTTTCATCGACTCATGATTGAAAATGAAGAGTTGGGCAGGCCGTTACGGAACCAGGATGTGGTAGACAATTTCATCAGGAGATACTCTCTGAGGTCTATATCGCCCGATGCGCTCCTGAAGAACTTTTATCGCTACCGCCAGCGGCTTTTTCCGAAAACACCTCGAAAATACCAAAAAAAACGGGGTATTTAATTATTTTTAATACATACTGAGTGCAAATTTCTGTCACTCAAAAATTAGTAATAATCGCTCTAAAATTTAACATTATGAAAGAGTTTTCCTGTCTTTTAGTGGTTTCCCTCCTTGGAGGCTCTAAAAAAAGCATCGTTTTCAGCGCTGACCCGTTCACATTCGAGCCTTCCATAGCAGAAGAAAATGGAGGTGTATATTGGGATTGTAGCAAGACATTTATCGTTGATGTAGCAGCGGAGGAGAGCATTTTTAACGAGCTGAAGGTTGTCCGTAGTGCGATAGTCATGCTCGCAAGCGTCGGCCGTTCGGATGCACGTACCTATGATATAGGTACGGAAACAATACCGGCGAAGGTTCAGCTCGTCAGGCATCTGAATAAGGCGAAGCTTATTGTTAAGTGTAAAATGCTTGCGAATCCATTGTTTTAAGGTCTTTTATATACCTATTATATATATGTACCTTTGTGGAAAACTTAATTGAAATGGACGAAATACAGACCCTTCTGCTATCCACTCTACCTCTATGGATTACTGAGGATGCCTACCGTCAGCTGATGGTAGCTGCATTCCCATTGAATGGTACGGTGGTAAGCTTCGAACAGAAAAAAGCCGAACAGGCGATGAGTATTCCTGAGATTCGGGAATATCTCAAGGCTCATACATATTATCAGTACGAGACGCATGAAGCGCTGTTAGCGATATCTGCCAAGGTATCGCAGAGAGATGAAACGAAAAGTGTACAGCTCACGGATGAATACAATTCGCCATCTCTGGATGATGGTACAATCGCATATCATCGTGTATTCGGAGTTGTGACAGCAAACAGCTACTGGTATTTCTCTTCCAAACAGCTGGAACAGGATATTATTGCCGCTGAGAACAACCCGCAGATATCCGCTCATCTCCTTCATATCAATTCTCCAGGAGGAGAGGCATGGTACATGGATCGATTGAGCGAGACTCTGCGAAGCGCCAAGAAACCTATCATTGCCATCTATGAAGAATACTGCGCATCGGCAGCCTATTACATCGGCTGTCATGGTCAGAAACTTTACGCAACAACGAATCATGACTTCGTTGGATGCATCGGTACTATGTGTTCCTTCTGGAACTTTGAGCCATACTTCGAGAAGTTAGGGCTGAAGAAGATTGTAGCAAAGGCTACCAATTCTAGCCGGAAGAATAAGATTTTCGAGGACCTGAAGGACGGTAAGTCTGAAGACTATATTAAGAATGTTCTTGATCCGATGAATGAGCAGTTCCTGGCAGAAGTGAAATCTCAGCGTTCCGAACTGGCAGAACTGGATGATGACGCCCCGGTACTTCAGGGAGAGAGCCTGTATACCGCTCCAGCCGAAGAAGTCGGTCTCATCGACGGTAAGCGCACCTTACTGGAGGCGATTGCAGAGGTGGCAGAACTGGGAGAGGCCTATATGGGGACGCAGAGCCTTTACGGATTTAGCTAATATATTATTTTTGTTTGATCTAAGTTGTTTTAATATCTAAATGATTGATTTATGAATTTCAAAGCAAAGTTAAACAAGGTTCTCGAGAGTCTTGGTTTTACTAAGAAGTTTGAGAATAAGAGCCTTACCGCAGATGAGTATAAGGCTCTTTGCGAGGCGTACCAGAAAGAGTACCAGAGTACTCTCATGGATGACCTCGCTGCGGAGAATAGTGCAGCCGAGCAGGCTGAGCATCAGAAGCAGATCAATGAGCTCTATGCCATTGTCTCAAAGGCTAACAAGTCAAAGGATGATGATCCTGACGGCGATGGAAGTGGCGACGACGATGATGATGCAGGAAAGAAGAACGAGAACAGCCAGAATGTACCGTTCGAGAAACTCTCTACAGCTGTCAACACTCTCGCTGAGAATATGAAGAAGATGGCTAATAGTACAGCAGATGACAAACCTGCTGCTCATGTTACTGCTCCTTCTATTCCTATTAACGGTTTCGAAACTAACGCTAACTACCTTTTCGGTATCGAGCATTCTATGTTCGATATGAAAAAGCGCTGGAACCGCATTGTCGCTAATCCTGAGATAGCCTTAGCATCTGCGCCAAACGAGGAGACAGACGGCAAAGCATTCCGTTCTGAAGCGATGGCGTTCGCGAGATCACTCCAGGAACGCTACAAGTATCATCAGGTGCGTAACGAACTCGGTAACGTCAAAGCTCTCGCTTCCGGCCAGTTTGCCACAAATTACTCAGGCGTGGATAATGCAGGACTGGGTGACCAGTTCGTTATCCTTCGCCAGGATGCGCTTATTGCCCGAATCCTTGAACTTCGTAATCTTACAGAGTTTTTCCCTGTTCGCTATGGTGTTCAGGATCGTGACATTCTCTTCAACGCATTCTTCGATGAGGTATCTCAGGGCTACCAGGAAGGTGAGATCTACAAGGGTGGCATGCAGCTCGAAAACGAGATGGGCTATGTTGATGACGCCATGATTAAGGTTAAGTTTGGCCCAATGAAGGAACTTGAGCGTAAGTATATCGCTTATCTCAATAAGGAGGGCTCCGATCCTATCAAGTGGTCTATGGTTGAATTCTGCCTTCTCAACCTCTTGAAGAAGGCTCAGGACGAGCAGAACCAGCGTCGTATGCGTGGTATTTACGTCAAGCCAGAGGTAGGACAGGCGTCAAGCTACCTCAATGCAGGTACAGGTATCTGGTACACCTTGCTCCGTTACATCCACGATTACAGCATTAAGCCATTTGCCAATAAGAGCTACAATACTTATACTTCAGCTAATATGCTGGATGCGGTTAAGGAGTTCATTACCGACGTTAAGACTCACCTCTCTGAGGGCATGACCATCGATAACCATGTTCTCTATCTCAATGAGAACCATATTGACTGGTGGCTTGCTAACTGCCGTGAGACTTATGGCAAGGATCAGGACTTTACCGGTCCTAACGGTTACAAGAACCGTGTCCCAGACTCTACCATTCAGATTAAGTGGCTCCCATACGAGGGCAAGTCTTGCTGGATGTTCATGGACGTTCCTGGCAATATTCAGTTCGTAGAGAACCTCCCTGGCGAGATGTTCGCTGTAAAGATGGAAGAGCAGATGGAGATGGTTCGTGCCTGGAGCACATGGAAAGAAGGTTGTGGTGCAGCCTTTACCGGTCGCAAGTTCGACAATAAGGCTGACATGGATGCCAACGATTACGAATTCCAGCAGATCTTTACCAACCTCCCTGCAACTGTTATTGGTGCAGAGATCAACGGTGCAAACGGCTTCTGGCAGATTACAGATGATGCTACTACAGCAACCGCTATCGAGAATATCACGAATGCAAAGGCTGGCGTAGCTTACTGTATCGAGATTGGTGAGGATGATACCAAGCATCAGCTTACCATTGCCAAGAGTGGCAAGTTTGCAAATATTACCGCAGCATGGACTCCTAGCCAGGCTGGCGACTATATCATGGTTATTCTCGGCAAGGACGAGAAGTTCCGTGAGCTCGAACGTCGCGTAGGTGGCAAGCGAACCATTAACAAGGCTGTTCAGCCTAATGTTCCTGGTGGCCGTTAGTCCTTATTATATATATTGTTAACTCGTAGGTGAGGTACGGCGTATCTCGCCTACATTTTCAGAAAAAATTATGAATAAAAACAATATTCCAGTACGTTCTCGTACTTATAACCCTAACAAGGGTTATCATTATGCCCAGCATAAGGGCCGTCTTCTCTTCATGACGCTCATTATGCTGCTCGGCATCGTTTCACTTCTGCAGATGTTATCTGATCCTACATCTACCTTCGGTATAGGTGGCACAGGAGTCTCTATGGCTTCGTTCGTTGCGCTGACATCTATCGAAGATGTGACAGACCGAGATACCCATGGTTCTGCCATTGCTTACCAGGTGGTATTGGTTCCTACGGCTTTAATTGATTTATCGAAGGCCTTCCCTCAGCCGGATAAAGACCGCAAAGTCAAGGCAATGCCATTTAAGACAGAGGTCGCCGACACCCTGAAGGCTTATCTCTTCGATGCGCATGATATTCCTACATTTACGGCTACGACAGAGAAGGGAGATATCACGACATCTGGCGAGAATAACCTGGTAATCATCATGGGTGGCACTCGCGTGGATCTCTATAACTTCATTGAGCAGTATGCTGGTGGTAAGTTTATTATTCTTTATAAGCATGTAAAGGATACCCAATGGTATATCGTCGGCGAACCTGAGCGCCCTATGATTCTCAATAATACAGAGACTAAGGACGATAAGGACGGCCGATACACCACCTTCACATTTAAGCGCACATCTGTAGACCTTCCTTGCCTGTATGCTGAGGATCCTCTTGGTGTGACAGCTGCCGCTGCTGTCGCTCATTCAGACACGGCTCCTGGCACAAGGCAGAATACGGCTTCAGGTTCTTCAACTGGTAAGACAACAATTTCTTAGCGTTTCTCATTTTATTTAGTTTATTAGTTAATTTTAAGGTGTGTCGCCACAAGAGGTGGCGCACCTTTTATAATATATAAGGTATGATTAGTAGAAGAGAAAAATTGCAATTATTCAATAAACTCAGAGGAGCCGGGCACGCTGAAGCCGACCTTGCTCTCCTGGAGGATGTAAACCCTCGCCATCCTAAACTTACTCGTTTCGCTCGTGACCCGAAACGTTATGCAGACGAAATACTCTACGCTCTTTTGGATGAGTGCGATGAAGGGGATATCGTAGATCATCGAATCTATTTCGAGAAATTAAACGATACTTCAGCTGGGGAAGAACAGGGACCTGTAGATGGTTCTAGTGATACTTCAGCCGAAGGAGAACAGGAGCCGAAAGATGGTTCGAGTGATGCTTCAACTGAAGGAGAGCAGATACCTGATGATGGTTCAAGTAACACTTCAACCGAAGAAGAGACTCCTGAAGGTGAAAATCAACAGGAATCAGAACAGCCTGATGCTGCCGACCCTGGCGAGGACTCAAAAAAAAAGTAGTTCAAAAGGAAGAGGAATATCCTAACATCGACTGGGATAACCTCTATAACGAGGACGTGCAGATGGCAACCGTCATCTATAACGACCGCATCAATACATGGCGCAAGATGAAGAAACTCGACGAACTCCTGGACAAGAAACCGAAGGCGAATGATGTGGCCGCCATGGCGGAACTCCGCATCCGTAATCTTCAGGCATTCGACGAACTGAAGGCGTACAACGATACCGGCAAGTTTCTGTATAAACATCCATTGCTGAAGGGTAAGTCCGAATTCGATGAACTCGTAAAACTGTTCAAGAAGGATCCTGCCGAGTTTCTTCATAAGCATAAGAACGTGCTCGACAATATCAAGCGCTATAAGAGCTACATTAAAAGAGATGATCGCAAGGACAAACGTGCCAGCGACCGTGAGAACCTCCAGCGGCATCAGGAACGTGAACGCATGTTCAAGATGGTAATGGAACAGTATAGTGACAAATCAGATAAATCAGATGGATAAGACGGAATTAAAGAAGATTGCAGAAACCTGCGTTTCGATGATGAAGAACGGAGGTGTACTAGAGCAGGCTCAACTCAAGGCAGACGAGAAGATAGCCGAGTTGGCAGCAAACGGCGACCTCGATGCCATCAAACTGTTGAATGAGCGGATGCAGGATCGCGAAGAACTGAAACTTAGAAAGAAGTTGTTTGGCGTATGAAAAGCGAGATAGAAAAGCTGGAGAGCGTTCATCCAGACCTAATTACCACCTTTCTGACTACAGGTGAGGGTAAAGGCATTCCAGAGGATGTACAGACCTTTCTGAAGCAGCTGCAATGGGCAGCCGAAATCTACGAGTATGAACGTAATATTACCCGTGGCGCCCGTCAGCTCAAGCAGCGAATTGCCGCGCAGCAGAAAATAACCCTCGATGTTCGTACCTGCATGACCCGCATTAACCAGGCGATATCTTACTTCAATGTGGATTGTAACGTAAGCATCAAGGTCTGGGAAAATGATTTTGCCAATAAGTACGAGGACCTTGCCAAGCTCTGTTCTGCCAAGCGCGACTATAAAATGCAGAAAGCCTGTATGGATCAAGCCCTGGAATGCCGCAGACGTGCGTCCGAACAGGCAGAGGCGGATAGAGATCTCGGAGTTGTGTTCCTCATTACTCCAGAAGTTACCCCGGAAGAATTAGGTTTTCAGAAAAAGAACCTCAAGGAAATTGCCGGCAAGTACAACCGCGGTTTTTACATATCTCTCATCGATGGTTTGCCTATCGAGAGTTCAGAAAAGAAACGATTGCTTCGTGATGCTGATATTCAGGAAGCGGAAATTGTGGAGGATCTAAGTGATGAGCCAACTGATTTTGAATGATAATACACTCGGTGAATTCGAGCATTACTACATGAACAACATGCAGCTGCTTGCCAACATCATCGACCCCAACATGCTTTTTGCCGAGGTTGCCCGTGCCGGAGGTAAGACCGAAGGTGTGACGGGTCCTCGCCTGATACGTGTTGCCAACGATATGCCGGGAGAGCTATCCTTCCTGGTTCACAAAACCTACGTGGCGCTGATGACCAACGTCTGGCCAAACATACAGGCATACTTCTCGCGTCAGGTAGTAGTGAACGGGCAACAGAGATCCATGCTGGAATATGGTATTGATTACGTAGTAGGAGAGAGCACGCTGCCTTCCCACTTCCGGAAACCCCGATATCCGATAGCCTATGCTAAGCATAGCGTGATATTCCGAAATGGCGCCCACCTTCAGCTCGTATCAAGCGACCAGCCGGAATCTGTTGCCGGTAGAAATGCCGTGCACGCTTTCGTTGAAGAAATGAAGCATAATAGTGGAGAAAAACTCAAAACCCGCCTGTTCCCGTCTTTACGTGGAGGTCCAGCCAATGTGCGCTGCTCTGCTTATTATGAGGGTGTTACGGGTGTGAGTGATACGGCTCGCGTCGACCTCGGCGAAGATGACTGGTTTGAGGATTATGAAAAGAAGGTGAACCCGAAACTTATCGAGGAGATTGCAACCGTTGCCCTGGAAGTTAACAGAAGTCTCTACCGCCTGTTCGTGCTCAAGCAGCAGGAACGAGACTCGAAAGACCCTGTTCTCCTTGAGAAGATGCGACTTGAGTCTGTTAAGCTCAATGCCTTCGTGGCGAGATGGAAACCTCGTCTGGCAGATATGAGGCGTAATGCCATCTACTATATCCGTGCATCCTCCTTCTGCAACAAGGATATCCTAGGTCCTAAGTTCTTCAAGACTCAGTTGGACACTCTTGATACGGACGAGTTCCTCACGGCTATCTGCGCCATCCGTCACAAGGAGGTAACCAATAAGTTCTTCATTAACTACGACCACGCAAAGCATCAGTTCAAGGATAGCTATAAGTATGAGTCCATTCTTCGCCTGAATCTGAAGGATAGGTTTATCCTTACGGCAGAGTATCTTCTACATTACGATCCTCACGAACCGCTCTACATGGGATACGACCCTGGTAACTTCCAGTCGCTCATCGTTGCCCAGAAGAAAGATTACGGCAGGCGTCTCGACATCATCAAGGAGTTCTTTGCCTTCCTGCCCAAGGATTACAACGACCTCGTGGCAGAGGTACACCAGTTCTTCGGATCTGCGGCCGTAAATAAGACAATCTATCTCTATCCAGACCGCGCCGGCAACAAGCGCAGGGAGGAGCGGGAACAGATAACTACCGACTCGCTCAATCTGAAGGCTGCCCTGGAGTCGTACGGCTTCATGGTGATACTCTATAACGAAGATGCGCCGACGATATACCATTGGCAGCAGTTCAAGCTCTGCCAGATGCTCTTCGGCGAGCGCAGTCCGCTTCTGCCTGTCATCCGTATCGATGAGAATGAGTGCAAGAACCTCTGCTCTGCCATCATGATATCCCCTCTGAAGAAAACGGACGGGAAGATAGAACTTGATAAGAGTTCGGAGAAGAAACAGCAACTGAAGAATCAGGCAGGACTAACCACGCAGCTGCCTTCTGCGATGATTTACCTGCTTTACGGCCTTTATTCTGATGCCGTGAAGGCGGAATTAAGTACATATCCTACCGATTTACCGGACAATTTCGAAATATAGACGCAGAATAATGCTGCATTTCTGCAGTAATAATTTTCGCGGGCATATCAATAATTTACGGAAAATGAAAGGGTATAAATGCTAAAATACTGATAATCAGCCCAAGCGGACCGGCTGGAAGAAAAACTCCCAAAAACACCTTACCCAAACGAGCACGCACCGCTGGGAAGGGAAAGAGAGGTGCAGGCCTTACGATTCTCGGAAATATGACGGGGAACAGGTGCAGCCGGTCTTTTGCAGGGCGATATTTTTTCGCTATCTTCGCATCATTATGAGCAAGACAAGTAAGAACATCATCATGGATGGCATCACGGCACTCCAGTGGGCCAGGGAAATCAGTAAGCTGCCCGATGGGGAGTTTACCCTGGTTTTCTTTCCATACTCAAGGACGAGAGGAGAGGCGAGTGCAAAGCTTCAGGTACGGCGACATTGCAAGTACCGCACCCAGTTGCCGAAGGAACGCTTCGCCATCGATGGAGAGAACTATCTTCTCTATACAGACGAAGATGGAGAGCCAAAGATGTGCTACCGGATTCTCATCAGGTACATGGGTTTCCCTCAGGACGGATTTAAACTTCACAAAATAAATTGGTTATGAAAGATTACGAAATAGACATGTATGGCAACGCCGGCATCTACCTTGCCGATGGCAATACCTTTACCTTCCAGCTAGGTGAAGGCGACTCCATCTTTGGTGCAGACCAGCTCTTCCAGTCGCCACTCCTGGAGTCTCCGTTCGGTGGCACGCTCTGGATGCAGCAGCATCATTATCTGGGTATACAGGGATACCAGGTGTTGATGCGTGGCCACAACAACCAGCAATGTGACGAAGTGACCAAGGAGATCAAGGAGAACCGACTGCTCCCTCGTCTCTATTCCAAGGAGATCAAGATGCTCTATGGCCATGGACTCGCCGTATACAAGCAGGCTATCGAGGATGGCAAGCTGGTACGCAAGTACGAGGAGCAGCCTGAAGTAATGGAATGGCTCGACTCCTGGAGCTCCCGTGGCATTCCTTCAGTAGAGGAGTTCTGCAAGACGTGCATCAAGAACTTCTATTACTTTGGCGACTTCTTCGTGAAGTGGCGCTTCACCCGAGGTAAGGTAATAGGTATGGGCAAGCCGGTTGCTGCGCTTGAGGCGATGGAGAACCGTTACTGCAGATTGGCAACTACCCGACAGGACGTTGCTTCAGAATTGATTTCGTACGGAGACTTCAAACAGGTTGTAGTAGGGCGATTCTCCTATGGCTTATCGAGTTACTCGGTCTACCCAAAGTTTAGCTTTAACGAAGTTGACAACTACCGTTATGCTGCGATCTCTCATCACAGAGAGAAATCAGTAGACGAATTCTACGGAGCAAACGAGACGCATCAGGGAGCTCGCCCGTACATCCAAGGTAGCAACAAGACAGCCCGATACATTAACAGTTTTCTGAAAAACTCGCTGGCTGCAAAGGTGCATGTCATTATCCCTAACGCCTGGATCCAGAGCAAGCGCACCCAGATGACCAAGCTCTGCGAGGAAAATAAGCGACGCAAGGCGAAGGGCATGGAACTGCTGAGGTATAACGGTATCGATATCGGTACAGACTTCAAGGAGTCGTGCATGGTACGGTATGTTCGTGACGAGGTACGCAAGTTCAGCTCCTATCTGTCGGGTGCAGACAACCAGGGCAAAGGTTTCTCTTCCATCTCCTTCATGGATGCCCAGGGACACGAACAGTCGTGGAAGGTGGAAACCATTGACCTCAAGTATAAGGAATATATCGAGGCGCTCATTTCCTACGACAAGCGTACCGAACAAGCCCTTCTGTCTTCGGTAGGTCTCGATGCAGCCATATCTGCAGTAGATAAAGATGGAGTCATCTCGAAGAGTGGAAGTGATACCTATTATAATTATCTCATCTACATCATGTCGCTCACCTCGGAGGACGAAGTATGCGCAGAACCGCTCAACTGGGCGTTGCGCATGAACTTCTCGGAACTCTACAAGCAGGGCTGCAGACTAGGGTTCTACCGCGAGGTTCCACAACGGCAGGAAGATATAACACCATCCCAACGACTTAACCAGCAACAGGCATGAACAAGAAATTTCAACTCAATAATCTCTTCACCAGTTATGCGCAGTTCTGCAACTGCGCACCTGGTGCAGATACAAGCGCCGACTTCGACAGCCTTCAGGGCTCTGCCGTAGCTGCGCGCAAACGTATTGTTGCCATCATCGGCAACAATACGTTCTCTGACATTGTGAACATCGAGGAAGAAGAGAGTGGCATCAAGGATTTTCTCCGCGCTGCCATGGCGAACCTTACGCTAGCTACCCAGATTATTTTCGATGCCGTGAACCGAAGGAAGAACGACATCAATCTCTACAAGTACGAGATGGAAGGCATGAAGCGCTCCTATATGGAGAATTACTTTAATGCGATGGATTCGTTGATTTCCGAACTTACTGAAGAGATAAGTGCCGATGATCCTGCCGATATCCGTCTTGCCATGGAAGACTGGCGCAAGACCAATTACTACAAGATGCTCAGTAAGCTGAAGGTAGATACTGCCGATGAATTCGATGAAATTTATCCTATCGACCTCTCGTATCTCTTCTTTTTCCGTTGCGTACCTCTCCAAAAAGAGGTGCTCGACGAGAGCATAGGCGCCTACTTCGACCGGCTCGAACAGGGAGGAGAGGACCAGACGTTTGCTGAGTTCGCCCAGAAGGCGCTGCCTATGCTCAAGCGTGCCCTGGTAAAGAAGACCGTGGCGAAGGCTCTCAGACGTTTCGATATCCTGGAGTTCCCTGCCACCATCCGCAACCTCTTCGATGACAATACCGCCACCCGCTCAGGCAGCGACGAGGCAAGCCGTGCACTCCAGCTCGCCACACAGCTAGACGGGGAGGTGGAAGATCTGCTGCATAATGTGGATATGCTCCTCGATGCCCAGGAAGGAAACGATTTTCTTTCCTTCTCTGCCGAGAACCGTCCGGACGACAATATGTATTTAATGCCATAAGCTTATGAAAAAGACAATAACCGTAAGAGCAAACGGAATAGAACATGAAATTCCGAACTCGTGGGAACTACTCACTTCTGACCAATATCTGAAGCTGGTGGAGCTGCTTTCTCTTATGGAGAGTGGGCAGTTTTCCCCAGGTGCTGTGAAATGTCTGTTCCTCTGCTACATGAAGGGATGGAACCTGAACAAGATTAAGCGCGATGAGCGAACCCTGGAGAACTTCATGTCTATAGCCAGTCAGCTCTCGTTCATCTTCCAGGAGAAAGATGATAAGTTCGTGCTCGATCTCTGTTTCTGCCGGCAGCAGTTGCCGATTATCTTTATCGACAAGAAAGCCTATTATGGCTACGAGGTCAATACAGATTTCAAGTCGCTCACCTGTTCGCTCACGGCCCTTCAGTATATCGAGGCGCGCCAGCTGCTCGATATGGGCGAGGAAAGTCTTCCTCTGCTGGCTGCGATACTCTACTTCGACAAGGAAGCATATTCCTCGGAAGAGGCGCAGAAACTCGCTCTGAAGTTCAAGAAACTGCCTGTCAACACACTCCGGGCGATAGCTCTAAACTTTACTGCAGTAAATAATTTCCTCTTCTCGAAGACTGAATTTTCCCTGCTCACCAAGTTTATACCCAAGGAGGGCAGCAGTATTACTACCGATGCAACCGATGCGCTCTACGATCTCTCCAAGGATGGGCTGGGTAATGCCCGTCAGGTAGAACAGCTGAACGTGCTTACCTATCTCCGCATTCTCAGAAAGAAGACCATCGAGGGTGTAAAGAGCCTGAAGGCTACCGGTATGGAGTTGGCCAAGATAGCAGACGAGGTAGGACTACCTCTGGAGATAGTTAAAAAGATTATATAACTAAGGCAGGGGAACAACCTCTCTGCGACAAAATTATAAAAGCCTATGTTATTGGATTTATTCGAATATTTTGCCAAGTTTCCTGCTACTGCAGGAGTTACGAAGGGTATTGCCAACAAGGGCGAGAGTAGTATGGAAGAATATGCTACCGTGCTCAAGGCAATCAGGAACCTGCCCGAGAAAGAGCTGGTTCCGGAGATAGAAAACTACATTTACGGCCAGTCGTTCGACGAACTGAAGCAACGCATCGATAAGCTTACCGGTTCCTTCCTGTTCGTAGATTACGGAGAAGTGGATATGCAGAGCGATGGGCGCAGGAGTTTCCAATGTACCCAGCGTATAGCTGTAACTGTAGCAATGAAGTTATCTGCTCATGCCGATATGCTCGAGCGAGTCATAGCAAACGACCGCACCCTTCAGATGCTTTCGAAGGTTCATGCCCGTATCATGGCAGATGTGGAGACGGAAGGACTCTACTGGATGGACCGGGAGAGTATTACTACCTGCGAGATTATTCCGTTCGTATCTGCAGAACTCCAGAGCTACGGCTGGACCCTCATGCTTTCGGCCACAGGTGCAGATATCCTGGATGTTCACCGGTTGTCGCGACAGATGGTGCGCTAGCGTCCTTTGCGGTTCTGGAATATTTGTGTAATTTTGCAATGTCTAAAAAACATAAGGCCGAAATGTTATGAAACAATATAAACGAAATATACCGATGATAGCAATCACCTCGCTCCCTCTGACGGCTGTGTCGGAAGGGTTCCAGTATGTGTATCAGGACTGGGAGTTTGCCAAGTGGATAGCGATAGCCATCTCTATCGATACCTTCCTTGGTGTTTGGAAGCATCTTATCCACAAGGATGCGTCTAGCGAATCCTTCTTCTCCAGGTTCACGAAGAAGATTGTAATCTACATCTTCCTGATGATCCTGAGTAATTTTGCAAGTCATGCCACCGTAGAGGGCTCTACTGTCGGCGCGATGCAATGGATAGGAACTTACATCTGCGTGTTCATGATGGTACGCGAGATATTCTCCATTATTGAAAACATACAGGCTATATATCCGATATTTCCGAAGAACTTCGTAAAGCGCATGAAGGACTTTAACGACAAGGGAGATTACATCGGCGGCGGGCCTATCAACTTTTCAGAAAAAGATGCGCCCGATGATGCATCATAGGTATACATTATTATAATATATATAAAGATATGGCAAGTAAAACTCAATTAGCCTTCGCCCGTCAGGTGTATGCTGCGGCCGTGGAGGCAAAAACAGAAATAGATCCTGCCTTCGTTACTGCCCAGGCGATGCTCGAGACAGGATGGGGTGCAAGGGTTATCGGTAAGGCTAACCTCTTCGGTATTACCAAGGGCAGCCAGTGGGACGGAGATATCGTCATGGTGAAGACTCACGAATACTTCAAGACTCCTAAACAGAAGTTCAAGGAGCCAGACCGTATCGTATCCGTGTGCAAGGTAGCAGGCAAAAATCTCTGGTATTATACCGTGATGCGTGCCTTCAAGGATTTCGACTCTATAGGAGACTGTCTGAAGGAACATGAACGTCTCTTCCAGAAGCCGGGCTATAAGGATGCCTGGCCATGCCGCAAGGACCCGTTCAAGTTTGCCCAGAAGATATGCGACGGGGTAGGGTGCAAGTACGCTACAGATCCTACGTACCTCACCACCATTACCTCGATTATCAAGACGATCCGGCGGAAGTGTGTATAAGTTTTAAGTGTTTTGTTGTTATTTGTTGTTATTTTTGTTGTGAATAGGTTTATAGGTTTTATTAAGGTTATTTCTCTAGTGCTGATTCCGCTCGCCCTGGTTGTGGCATTCAAGGAGTGTCACGACCTCAGGGGCGAAACGGAGCGCACGAAAGAGAATCAGGATATCCTCCTTCACAACGGCAAGGTAGAGATAGGCCGCACGCAGTCAGGCAGGCCAAGAGCTTCCGTGCCAGCCATCACGTTGAAGACGTCTGATCTGAAACGCAGTCCGGACTCTCTCCTTGCCGTTAACAGGAAGGAACTCAAGATAAAGAACAGCCGGATCATGGCGGCAGCTACAACCTCTGCCACCACCCAGGTAGACGTGAAGGCAGCCATCCGGCCGGTTCCTCACGATACATGCAGTCGGCTTCTTTCAGGTTCCTACCGACCGCCCGACGTCTCGCAGACGGTTTCCTGGAGTGATCCATGGATAACCCTGCGGGGCGAAATCGAGGGCGACAGCATGCAGGTGCATATCGAGAGTCGCGATACCCTCCAGATGATTGTTCATCGTGTGCCGAAGAGGTTCCTCTTCTTTCGCTATGGGACCAAGGGTGTGCGCATGGAGGTGGTGGGTCAGAACCCGCACTCCAGGCTCTCTTATCCCAAGATTATTATGTTTAGAAAATAGGTTTAAGTGTTTATAGGTATAGTTTGGCTGAATTTTATATTAGATGTATCTTTTTTATACTCATGATTATTAGTTACAGTAATATGATCTTCTAACATTGCACAGGCGTGTGTTCTAATTCTCATATGGAAATCTATCATTCTTGTTGTAGAGTACGGTTTTCCAAGTTTATAAAGTTATCAAAATTATCAGGAAGCCCCGGTGCGAGATGCATCGGGGCTTTTTCCCGCTCATTTTCTACCTTTTCACATACAGAAAACTTAAACATAGTTAATACTACGATTTTTCGTATAAAATATTTGGTTACTACGAAAAATAGTAGTATCTTTGCATTGTCTTAAAATAAAACGATATGAAGAAGATTTTAGTAACAGAAAAAGAGGAAGAACTGATAGAGGCTATCAGAAATTTCCGGAAGTCATACCCTAGAGGTAACCCACAGTTATTATGGTACGCTCAGCAGCTGTTTGATGAGATGATTGAGCCACCAGAGTATTACACCAAGTATTAACAACAGCCTTCCCTTCGGGGAGGGCATTAAAAAGCATAAGATTATGGAAGTAACAATGAAGCAGGCTAAGGACAGCACAGTAAAGCAGCGCATACAGGATATCCAGATGACGGTATCATGGCGCGAGATAGCACATACCTATTTCGGAAAATCGGCATCATGGCTTTATCATAAGCTCGATGGTATTGACGGGAATGGTGGTGTAGGTGGTTTCACCGAAGAAGAGAAGGTTATGCTCCGTGGAGCACTTTGCGATGTTTCCAATCGCTTGCGTGCGGCTGCGGACAGGATATAATGAGGCTGGGGTCATCGTTCCCCATAAGACAGAAGTCGCCATAGCCTTGTGGCGCATTGCAGTTAGCATAGCTAACATGTTCAATAACTCAACTCAGCCCCGGTGCAGCAATGCATCGGGGCCTTTTCTTGCTGTTTTCTGAAAATAATCAGTAAAATGTTTGATGGCTTCAGAGAAAAGTACTATCTTTGCAGGCGTAATGATGATATTGAACTAAGGTTGTGTGCGGATTGAGCAGAGTTTGTACATAACAAGTGAAAAGAAATACAGCTGTGTGGCTCGTGCTGAAGGACTGCTCTCCGGATGCACGAGCCCTTTTTATGATTATGAAACCAAACTACAATGAGGATGGTTGGCCAGAAGATCCGAACAGTTATCCGGACACTTCAAGTCACGGGAATAATCCCAAGAGAAGATAAGGCCAGCATGATGACCGTAGTCGTTGCACTCACTATTACCGAGGCGATGATTGCGGTCATCGCTCGTTTTACGTGGCAGTTTCTTCTGTTAAGGCAGGCGCGGTTATACTCTGTGACGTTATAAGTGTGCCTGATGGATGATATTACGAGATGATGCAGGTATTCATCGTTTGCCTTATCATCATCCTGCAAGCCCTTGTTCATGGCCACGTCTACCAGGTCATCTCTCAGCATCGTGGCAGCATCATCTCCCAGCGCCATAAAGTCGTGTACCCACATCACCTTACAGAACAGGATAAGCAACGCCACTCCGGTTCCTACCCATAAAGGGAGGGTGATGGCCACCAGCATCAGGGTCATCTTTTCCGTGGCAAGGAAAGCCGTGAGGGCCATGAATACCGTCATGACGAAGCCTGCCAGCGTATAGTTGCGGTCTGTTGACTTGCGATACTGTTCCAGTATGCTGCTGGCTCTCTGGTCTGCCCGTTCCAGCGCAAATCTGGCAAGCTCCATGCTGGCAAAGGAGGCTGCCTTGTTACTTATTATCTTTTCCATACCTTATATATATTAATAGGTGAAACATTTCTTTTCTGCAAAGATACACTTTTTCCGCTTATTTCCCGTATCAAAATGTTAAAAATGAGTTAAACATAAAAGAAAGTTTATGTTTTATTTGGTTATTAAAGGAATTTTATGTATCTTTGCATCGTGAATAGATAACTAGATGTTTAACAATTTAATTTTAAGCGTATGACACAAAAAGAGTTAGAGCAAGAAATTAAAAGAAAGGAAGACGAAATCAAGGCTCTTCTCGAACTGAAAGACTTGGTCTTCGATTACGAGAGACAGATTGATTTGAGACTCGCAGACCTTTCTAAGCTCTACAAGCAAAGAAAAAACTAAAAAGTCCTCCCCTAGGGGGAGGTTCTTTAAACAATATAAATATAAGAATATGGAGAATATTAAAGAATTAATGGCAGAGTACATGGCATTGGCTAGCAAGCAGGATGTCAAGAGCAAAGAGCGCAGAGACGAGATTCATCGCTATCTCAGCGCAAATGCTACGGAGGAGGATAAGAAATATATTAGTGAGGTGGTTGTAGATAGAGTAGCAAACCTGAAGCTGGAGGTTGCCACTTTGCGTGAGCAGCTTGCAGAGGCAGATTATAAATTGCTTCCACTAAGATACATCGCACAGAAATACTTCGGTAAAAGCGCTGCATGGCTCTCTCAGCGTCTCAATGGCTCAGAGGTTCGTGGTCATGTTTATACGCTCAATTCCGAGCAGAAAGATATTTTCAATCGTGCCGTCCAGGAGATTGGACAACGCATTAGCTCTTTGCAGTTAGCATAGGGTTATCTATTCACACATCAGCCCCGGTGCAGCAATGCATCGGGGCTTTTCATTCCCCAAACCCCTCATTTTTATGCTCTACAGCATATTTAAGTGTTAATTATTCTCATCGTGAGAAAATTTCCCGATTTTTATTTGGCGGTTCCGGATTTTCTTCTTACCTTTGCCGACGGTAATAAGAAGATTGTAAACAATCCGGCTGGGCGACCGTTTCGCCTATGGCTTCTGGCTGCAGGCTTTTTTTATGCCTAATCGGGAAAAGTATTTTTCCTAACTGGGAAAATATATTTTCCTAACTGGAGAAATAATTCTCGCAATAAATGGCGGCTGCATGAACCGTAAGAATTGAAATGTCCATCCGGATAAGTCATCTTCTTATTACCAACGGGGAATGCAGCCGCCACCCTTTTGTACAATCGGCTGTTAATGGTAATAAGAAGATGCGATATGCAGAATTCTATTTTAATTAGTGATGCTCAGGTGCGCCCTGCAGGCATCAGCGTAGAGGAGGGCATGAAGGCCCTCAAGTGTGAAATCAGGAAGCTCGCCAAGACCAAGAGCGAGACCTTCTCCTACCTTTGCGAGGAGACGGTTACGTATGGCGAAGTAGCTATGACCATGGCGGGTTTCTTCGCCTTCATGGCAGCAGCTGTATTAGGTGGCTTCATTATGGGAGGGGAGGTGATGTAGTTATGGCAAAGATTGATATGCTTACAGATGTAGCGGAACGTCTTGCCGAGTACAAGATGTTCTATCCCGACGCCACGATTACCCGTGTAGGCTTTGAGGATTGCAATTCTATCTCTCACGAAGATGGTCTGAAGCTGAGCGAACAGGTATGCCACATGACACATAGCGGTCTGTTGCAGTTCGTGATTTCCAAGAACAGGATGTATATCTTCAAATCGAGAGAGTTTCTGAAGGTTGCTGCCGGCTTCAAGAATGGAGCCAAGGTAAGGTTCCATGATCCCCGCACGCCCGATGACCACCACGAGAGCGTAATGCTCGCAGACGGAATGCGCTATGATGGCGGCATTCCTTTCATCTGGACTGAGGAAAGCGATGCCGACTGTTTCATGGAGTGCAACACCTTCGCGGTATATTGGCGCCCGATAGAAGAAATGAGTGAAAAATAGCCAAACATCACTCATATGTTTGTCCTTTGACGCACAGCAAAGATTTCGTACCTTTGCACCGTGAGAATTTTAACACAGAAAGAATTATGAGAACAATTAAGAACAAACATCGCAGGCGCACACATCTGCTTTACAAGGTAGTATTGAGAACGTCCCGGTTTCGGTACACCGGCCGTCAGATGGGCCCGAACAAGACCGAGACAATGTGCTGGCTCGACTACAACCGCAGAGGCAGAATCCGCTGCTACAATGACAGGAAAAATGACCGCGCCATCATCGTCTGGCTCGACGGCAGGTATTACTCAGCTCCTAATACGCGAGGCATATACCTGGAGAGAATCAGCATGAACATGGCAGAGTATAAACGATTAAATTCACATTAAAATGAGTAACGAAAAAGATATCAAGACCGTATTGGACGGAGCAGTAGAAACTGCTAAAGAGATAATGATAACTGAGATATTCCATGCTCAGCTAGTAAAGAACACCGAGGCTATTAATAAGGAACGTGAGGAGTATGAGCATAAGCGCGCAGAACTTCAGCAGGACCTTGACGATCAGAAGACTTTCTGTTCGGTCTCTAACCGTAGGCTTCAGACGGAGAAGCTGGAATACAAGATACAGGTCAACCGGCAACAGGAGATGTTTGAGAAGACTGAGTGCAACATCCGCGAAACCCTCAGCCAGGCGAACAAGGAATTCAATGAGAAGTATGCTAAACTGAAAAGCGAGCATTCTCTGAAAAACCTGCAGCTTCAGAACGAGCGCCACAAGATTTTCGAGGCTTACCGCAATTCGGGGGGGCAAATCTTGCCGAAGACTCTCAGCAAATGTGCCCGGAAGGATGGAGCCGACCAAGGCCTAAAGATGGAGGGGTAGAATAATAACGATAGTAACAAATAATTTAATTAAGCAGATTATGGAAAATCAGAATAAAGATGCTGCAGATAAGGTTGCAGCCAACATAGCAGAAGAAAGAAAGCACCCTATCTTTGAGGAGTGCGAAGTAATGGTTGCCGGCAAACCAGCACGTGAACACATGCTCAGCATGAACGGAATGTACATCTCGGGCATTACTGATGAACAGCTCAAGGAGATGCACGAGAAACTGGGCAAAATGCTCTCAGGGAAATAGAAAATAGTTTTCTAGTCTATCATGTAATAAGTGACAAATATTTAAATTTAGTCAGATCTCTAATTAAGGATGGCTGCCCGTGAGGGTGGCCATTTTTTCTGGAGCATAAATTTGGTTTTTCAGAAAAAGTGGTGTATCTTTGCACCCGAGAATTAGTAACACATTAAAATATATAGATTATGTTAGATACTTTCTTTGGCTTCGTGCAGTTCGTGTCGTTCGTGATTGCGCTTGTTCTTGGACCGTTTGTTGTCGGCTCGAGGATGTTTGCAAAATGGCTTGTTTATCTGACTTTATGTACCATATTTACTCCTTTGTTTGGAATACTTATATACGTAAAGTTCTTCAGGTACTAGTCCTTTGCCATATGCTCGCCTGTTATTATATTTGCATTGCTAATTAGTAATGTATAAAGAATATGGTAACAGACAGTCTTGTTAAAAAGAAATTTGTTCACGAGACTCTTCAAGAAGGCATCCTGAAGATATACTCCACACAGGAGAACGTGGTGCGCAATCATTATAAGCGCCGTACCGGCCGATTGCTCACCACGCTTTCCGCTCACTCGTTCGACAGTCAGATATCGGGCGAGAACCGCACCATCTTCGTGCGAATCCTTCCTTATCTCCGTTTCCTCGATATGCAATACCGCCAGCGCAACGACCGCATCAGCAAGTTCAAGCGCAGGAACCTTGCACTCTACAACCGTGTGGTATGGGGCGTGCTCTATCACGAGACGTTCCCTAAGCTCCGTTATGGCTTCACGGATGAGATACGCCAAGGCATCCGTCAGGAACTGGAAAAGTCACTCAACCCTCAAAAATCATAAGTTATGGCAAGTAAACATTTAACGGAAGACGAAATTCGCTATACCGTCGATGTGAAGACGGCAGCAGCCCAAAAGGAAATATACCGACTGGAGCAGCAGAGCAAGAAGCTGCGCTCCGAGAACAAGGCACGACTCAGCCAGATGATTCAGCTGGAGGCAGCTGGCAAGAAAGAGACTGATACCTACAAGAACCTCAAGAAGCAATATACCGAGACTGGTAAGGAAATTCGCAACCTTACCTCTCAGATAGGCGAGCAGACCAGTAAACTCAATGTGCTTGATATGACTATTAGTCAATTGAAGAAGCAGCAGAAAAGTTTGCAGAAGGAATTTGAAAATACCTCAAAAACGCTCAACCCAGAACTTTATGGTATATTGGAACAAAAGTTGCAAGAGGTAAGCAGTAGAATGGCTGAATTGAAACAGAACGCTAAAAGTTTTGGTGAACTTGCGGCTAGCGACCAAGCTAACGGAATGCTATATGGTAACATGATGACCAAGGCAGCAGAACTCTTTGGTAGTTACGCACAAGGTTTCAAAGATTCCGTCAAGGAACTTATTGATGGTGGCTTGGAGATGGCAGAAACCGCCGATGGTGTGACCAAGGCTTTCAAGGATATGGATCAGCCTGACCTCTTGGAGAATCTTCGTAAGGCAACCAAGGGAACCGTAAACGATGTGCAGCTGATGACGGCTGCCGTAAAGGCTAACGATTTCCGCATTCCGCTGGAAGATCTGGGCAAGTATCTGGAGTTTGCGCAGCTGAAAGCCCAGCAGACGGGTCAGTCGGTAGACTACATGACCGACAGCATCGTGACCGGTCTCGGCCGCAAGTCCCCGTTAATCCTCGATAACCTGGGTATCTCTGCAGCAGAAATCTCGGAGAAGACCAAGGAGACGGGCGACTTCATGAAGGCTGTGGCAGAGATTGTAGATACCCAGCTTGCCGAAGCAGGAGAGACCTATATCAGCGCAGCCGACCGGGCAGCCCAGAAGACGGTAGAACTGCAGAACGCCCAGAAGGCTCTGGGAGACGAAATCCTCCCGCTCAAGGAACAATGGGATGATGCCTATGCAGATATGCAGCTGAACACCATCAGTCTCATTTCCTGGTGCGTAAAGCATCAGGGTGTGGTGAAGACGCTCGGCATTCTGCTTACAGCCTTCACGGTTGTAGCGATAGCTACCAGCAACGCCATCAAGACAAATATCGTTGTAACCAAGGGTGCTGCTGCAGCCCAGCAGGCATGGAACGTAATCTGCGCTACCGGAACCGGACTCATGAAACTTCTGCAGGCGGGCTTCCTCCTGCTTGCAGGTAGGGTTACCCAGGCAAAGGCAGCATGGGTATCGATGAACGCCACCATGAAGGCAAGCGTCTTCGGCCTGATTGCTGCAGGAGTAGCTCTCCTCGCCATGAAGCTCTGGGATATGAAGAAGGCAGCCGATGCGTCAACGCTGGCACAGAAGGCGCTCAACAATATCAGGGCAGAGGCACAAAAACAGGTTGTGGAGGAAAAACTGAAACTGGAGAACCTGGTAAAGGTAGCGAAAGATGAAAAACTATCCATGGACGAAAGATACAAGGCCGTGGACGCTCTCAACAAGATAGTTCCTCAATATAATGCTACCATCGACAAGACTACAAAGAAGTTCAGAGCATCGGATAAGGCTCTGAAGGCTTACATCAACAATCTGGTGAAACTCTATGAGGTACAGGGCGCTAAGAAGCAGATACAGAGTCTTGCCGAGCAGCGTGCTGAGCTGGAGGTTAAACTTGCCGGCGCAAAGAAGAACCTTTCCGGCGCAAAATCAGCACAAGGTGTTTCTTATACCACATCCTGGGGCGCGGTAGGTAACACCCAGAGCGATGCAGTCGGTCACTTCCAGTCGCAGGTCAATTCGATATCGAATAGCATCAAACAACTCGATGCACAGATTAATGCCATTACAGGCGCTTTCGGAAAGGGTATCATGACGCAGACCGTGAAGGAGTCTTCAGAGCCGGAAGTTCCGGACAGCGGCATCGGAGGTGGTGGCGGCGGAAAAGGTGGCGGCGGCCATACCGGAACCACAAACACCACCACACAGCCTAATCCCGATGATATCGCATCGAAGAAGTTTTCAGAAAACCGACAGGCAGATATCGATGCAGCCAATCAGGATTATCAGCAGGACGTAAACAACTGGAACATGGCTCTCGCTCGGAAGAAGGTGTCTCAAGAAAAGTACGACCTCGCCATGCAGGCTCTGAAGACCCAGCATACCGCCAACATCCTCGCCATCGAGACCTCGTATAGCGAGCAGTCGCAGAACATCGGAATTGCGGATGGCGCAAAGAAGAAAGCGCTCCAGGATAAACAGCAGGCGAACCTCCGGGCTGCAGAACAGGCTCATTTCGAGCAGCAGGTTGCAGTAGAACAGGCTTATCAGGATGCCCTGGCAAAGGTGATGGAGCAAGGGGAGACGCAGCAGGAACTGACCCTGAAACAGCAACGCGACCAGAAACTGGAAGTTCTGAAGGGATATTATCAGGCTGCGCTCAATATGGCCAAGCAGAACGGGGAAGATACTACCCAGCTGGAGAAGGCATATAAGGATATACGGGCTCAGATACAGAAAGAATATATCACGAAACAGAAAGAGCAGCTTGACGAACAGGACGAAAAGAAAAAGCAGGCTAGGCAGGCTCTCGGTTTTGACCAGCAGAGCGAATACGACCGGCAACTGCAGCAACTGAAGCAGGCACTCGACAACCAGTATATCACTCAGCAGGAATATGAGCAGAGAGTGCAGCAGCTGAAGAAAGAGTCCTTCATGAAGCAGGCGGAGTACTATACAAACCTCTTCAGTAATGCCGTGACTTCGCTGCAGAATGCCGAGATGGCGAATGTAGACGCCAAGTATGACGCAGAGATTAAGGCTGCCGAAGGAAATACGGCACTCCAGGAGAAACTGGAGAAGAAAAAAGCCAACGAGAAGCTGAAGATACAGAAAAAGTATGCTGACGTAAACTTCGCCATGCAGGTAGCTCAGATTATCTCTAATACTGCAGTATCTATCATGAAGGCGTACAGCGAGTTGGGTCCGATTGCCGGAAGTGTTGCTGCAGCCCTGATGGGTGTGACCGGTGCAGCCCAGCTGGCTGTGGCAAATGCTGAGCGCCAGAAGGTGAAGCGTATGACCCTCAACGGATCAGCTAGCGGAACCAGTTCTGCCGGTTCCCGTGTGGCAAGCGGACGCGAGAGTGGCGGACGCATCGATGTAGAGCGCGAGCAGGATGGCAAACACTTCAACGCCGAGTATGCGCCAGGTAAGCGCGGGTACGTAGATCATCCTACCGTTATCGTAGGCGAGGGACCTAGAGGCAGGAGTAAGGAGTGGGTGGCATCGAATGCAGCCCTGGAGAACCCTACCATCGCTCCGCTCATCAACCTGATGGATGCAGCCCAGCGCGCCGGACAGATAAGAACCTTCGATATGAGCAAGTATCTGATGGCCATGCAGGGCAGGGCGCTGGGTGGAAGCATCGCCCGCCAGTCTGCCCGGATCAGTCAGGAAATCGCTCCGGGAGGGGCAGATTTTTACGTCCGGACGCAGGAATCTGCGCATCGCGATGCAGGAAATGCTACGTCGGGACGCAATAATGACGAGCTCCTGGAACTGCTCAGAGAGCTCAAGAGAGACGGAATCCGCTCGTTTGTATCACTCTCGGATCTGGACGCCAAGCAGGAATTGCGAAACCAGGCGAGAAAATTTGCTAAAAAATAAAATCTTCTGAACATGAAAATAACAAATCTGGATAAAGGAAAGGCCTACCAGCTTGGCGAAGACGCCAAGCTGGAGGTAGAACGTACCAATCCGTTCTTCAACGATTACGGGGAAACGACCTCCCCGCTGGATATTCCGGCAAGCGATTACAACCGCATGATACTGAACTATCCTGATACCTTCGGTATGAGGGATAAGATGGTGGCTACGAACGTAAGCATCGAAGACGGCGAGTATTTCGCCCAATGTAGGCAGATTGTTCTCTCGGCACAGCACAAGGGAAACATCTCCTCTTCATTCTATATCAACGACGGATCCTTCTACTCGAAGATACAGAATGTAAAGCTGAAGAGCATCTTCAAGGACGAGATGATACCGGGGTGCACAACCGTAGATGAGTGCATCAGGTTCTGCAGATCTCTCGTAGGAGGTGAGAACGAGAACTATGATATCTTCCCGGTTCTGCTTACCGACGATTCTGGCATGGATAAGGGATATACCTATAAGATACTGAACAAGCTGGGCATGAGAACTAAACTTCCTAATGCCAAGTACTGGAGATACAAGAAAGGTGGCGGCTACGAGTATGTGACTGCCCCGGAAGAACAAGGATTAGTTCTCTGCAACATGTGGTCCAATACCTTCTGGAACGCATATCCGGATACGGAATATGTAAACGAGATACCAATCAGTCTGGATAAGGGCTATTATATATCCCCGTTCATCCGTGCCAACTACGTTCTCAAGCGTGTTTTTAAATACTTCGGTTATGACCTCAAGGAGAATTTCTTTACCAAGACGGAACCATTCAACAAGATGGTGTTGCTTAATAATGTGATAGACGTGATGGTGAACGGACATATCCGCATCGAGGATCTTCTTCCGGACGTGTCGGTATCAGATTTCCTCTCAGTTTTTCGGAAAAAGTTTCTTTGTGAGTTCGTGTCTGACGAGGGAACACATACTGCAGATATCATCTTCCTGAGAGATGCGGTAGATAGCGTTCCAGTTGCGGATCTCACCCGTCAGATGACCGAAGAGCCTACCTTATCTTATAAGACTGCATCCGATTACAAGCGCGTGGTCCTGCGTGCGCAACACCAGGTAGATAGCGATGCAGAAGACAGCTATGACAATATCAAGGATATGATAGCGAATAATTCTGGCGCCTACTTCAGCAACGAAGAAGGCTGTTTCTACAAGGACGGATTTTCCGGCAACTATAAGGTGAAAGCCAAAATAGGGGAGTGTTCCCAAAGTTATGATGCCGGCGAAGATGATATTGATACGCAAGACGTGGAGATACCGGAGATGATACCGGAAGTAAGAATGCTGCAGTACAAACAGGAAGCGGACGGAGAGACTATCACGAGAGATATGGGCAGATGGCTGTATGTCGGAGATTACGCTACGCTCAACTCTTCGATGAAGGTGGCAACGGAAGACAACTCAGAAACCAGCGAAGATGCAGTCACAACTCCAGTCATGCTCGCCTTCCCATACATGGGAACCGATGACATGCCTTGCGGAACCGTGACGGCATACGATATCCATGTATCAGTTTCTGATAAATTTGGTACGCATCGGCCAGGAAATCCTACACCCCGGAAACTGTTCGACTATTCCCTGGTATATAATGGCGAGGATGGCATCTTTGAGAAGTTTTACCGGCAGTATGATCTCCTGCTCAGAAATTCACTCCAGGAACTCAAGGTAAAACTGCTCCTCTCCCAGTCGCAGAAGCAGAACCTTCCTTCTTACGCAAAGGTTGTTATCAGAGGTGTGAGTTTCTTCTTCAACAAGCTGAAGTTTACCCTCGGAGGAAAGAGCGAACCAACGGAAAGCGAGCTCAGAACCATCGCTCTCACTACTCCTGTTAGCGAGGCGAAGAGTCTGGAAGCCGTAATGCCGGCGATGAACTGCAAATATGAGTGGCTCGGATTCGAAGAGACGGTAGAGGTATCTGAGGGTGATTACCGGAATTCCGGAGATAACCGGGACCGCACATTCAAGATTATCTATCCTCCTCTCCCTTCAGCTGAGTACGTTGGCCAGAAGTATGGCCTGCAGAAATCATACGTAAGCCAGAAAACCCGACACGCAACGATGTTCCGTCACAGTAAATGGGTGTATCATTGTACGACCGTCTGGTTGGAATGCATACCGATTTCGTAGGGTTTTGTCCTTTGTTATATACCTGTATTATCTTAACTTTGCAAATATGACCAAAGCTATTTTAAGATGATACAGGTTTTATTATATCCAGATGCTCTGAGCATGGTAGGCTCCATGAATGCCTTCGAGATATACTGCAGCTCGAAGACAGATGTGGTTTTCGCCCTACGGTATCAAGGCTCAAGCACAAACATCGCTCAGCATACCTATACGCCGAACGATAAGAACCGAATTACGGTGTCCGTCAAGGATATCATCCTTCCTCTGCTCAGTTTCGAGGTGAAGGACAGTATTGAACCTTATATCCAGCCGAACATCATGAAATCCTTTGTGGCAACGGTTTACGAGGTTGGCAGCGAAGGCAGCAAGAAGGAATTCACCTTCTCCGTGATACGTGCCGGAGTAGACCGTTTGGCAGATTCGGCAGCAAATTTTCTGAAAACCAACTTCCTCACCTGGCAACCGCAGACGAAGGGGGTAACCTATTACTCTCCGGAATTTCTCACTTACTATGCAGCTGAAGCTAGCGAGGTGAAGTGTAAGGCATATATACCGGCCGGACACGGCTATGAAGAGAAGGTATTGACGCTGGCAAGCCTGGAGGCAGGAAAAGTATATACTGTTCCGGTACAATACGCCATCATCGCCAAACTCTTAGGCGATGATGGCATTCTGCCCCATGTTTACGAAATCTGGGTAGAGCAGGCTGGAGAGCGGGTTACCTACGTACAGCAATACTATGCCAGCGATATGAAGAGCGAGGAGGAAGAGTGGTTCCTCTTCGAAAATTCGTTGGGAGGTGTAGACTGTTTCCGCGCTTACGGCAACAGCGAAAATACTGCAGAACATACCCACAATGTGGCAGAAATAGAGGAAGACTCTGAGGAATATCGCGTAGATACCACCCGCAAGTTTAAGAAGAACACCGGGTTCCTGGACAAGAAGGAGCGCCTGTGGATGCTCGATTTCTTCCCGTCTCTGGGTAAGTATGTTTACCATGGCAATTCTCTTCGTAAGATAACCGTTACCGATAGTGACGTGAACTACGAGGCGAAGGAGCTGCCTTCGAACTACACCTTCACATATAAATATTCAGATGCCCGTCCGTACCTGAATATTTCGCGCTCGGAAGTAGGAAGCTTCAAGCAGCTGGATATTCAGCTGCCGGATCTGGGAAATTTTACTATCGCCCCGCGACTTGTTGAATGCTCAAGGTTGACGCTCAGTAGCGGGGCTCTCTTCCCGGTTCAGAACCCATATTCAGAAGAGTGGGGAGTAACCACGCTGGCAGCTATCTTTACCCACTTTGTAGGGCAACTGTCCAGTTCTTATACTGGCGGAGGTGGCGTTGGTCATAGTCATAAGAATATCGATGTGCTGGACGCACTATCGGAATTCAACGGATACATTACCTATCTCGACAAGAAAATCAAGGCAGGATATGCCGATGAAACCGATGATTTTTCTGAAAATGGCAAGGCTAGCAGGAAGATTCTCCGCAAGGATATCGAAGATACGGCAAGCGCTCTGATCAAGTTTCTTTCAGGTGCACAGTTTGGTGGTTTTATTCCTGGAATACTTACAGGTTCGGGAGGACGTATCGATGAACGTGGAAACGCTGAGTTCGAGAGTATTACGTCTCGCAGTTCCATTATCGCTAAGGAGCTTATCGTGAACAGACAGACAGCTATGGAGAGTAACTTCGTCTTTACCGAGAGCGGTATAGTTGAGTCGGTGATGGGGACTCCTGCGGCAACGGAGGGTGGTAATGTAACCTATGATTTGAAGTTGCAGAAGCGATGGGATAACGACTTTACGGCATTCAAGGAGAATGATGTTGTCTTGGCTTCCATCAATACCTTAGCCGAGAATGGCAAGTATTATGATATGTGGTTGCGAGTACTCTCGGTCAATACTGTAACGAATACCATTACAGTAGTCTGCTATCCCGATGATGAAGTTCCTAGCAAGAAGAACTATCCACCTTGCGAGCTGGCAAGATTGATACGATGGGGAAATGCGGTGGACGAAGACAGACAGAGCTGCTGGTACATATCATCGTCTGAGGGGTTGCTTGTATGGCTCGACCACGTTACAAAGCCTATCATTGACAAGACGAATTATTCTCTTGCGATGGGTAAGTTGCCAGATGCACTATCGTTCCTCTTTCAAGACTTCCCTACTGCCAACAAGCGTGATGGAGCGTTCTATGCTAAGTGGATGATGGCTGCATCATTCCAGCAGATAGACTATCAGGGCAACCCAATCTACACGACAAGAGACAGAGGTGTGTGGAGCTTGGCTGTGGCGCAGGGCGACAATCCTTACCGCAATGGTGACAGAACGATTGATACCGTCTATTACCTCGGGTGCAAGTGGCAATGCCTTGAAGATAAGACAACAAAGCCGCCGACATACTCATCTACCGCTTGGGCGTTCGTTGAAGGCAACCCTTATTTCACGCTCGAAATGCTATCATCGAAGCTGTGGAACTTCCGTCTCAACGACTTGATGGCAACGAACGCTGATGGCTCTTGGAAAGTATTCACTACTCTATCAGTAGTCGGAAGGCTCTACAATCAAGACGTGACCGATTCTATGGTCAATGTTGTATGGACTAGAGACAGCGGAAATCCAACGGCAGATAATAAATGGGCACTCTCTCACGCCAACTGCGGATTGTCGGTTGATTTGACCTATGAAGACCTTGGCGGTGCTGCATTCAAGATAGGTAGTGTGACATTCCGATGTGATGCCGAAATCAGGGATGGAGAGACGATGTATTCCGAAGATGTGAGTGTTAGTTTCTGATTAATGTTAAATTTTTAAAATAAATAGAATATGGCTAAAGAATTAGCGGTTAGTGTTGACAAGATGATGGAGATACAGCCTACGGCTTACTCTCAATCCTGCAACATAGAGATTGTTGGCAATATCATCAACAGACAGCAGTATGATGGTATTGAAGGCTCATTCTCGCCCGACTTCACCATTCGACCTTGCACGATGTTTCCTTCCTGCCATCTCATCGACCCCGATAACCCAGGAGAAACACCTGTCTTCAATAGTCAGTTGGATACATTCAAGTGGTCGGAGGTGACATCTAGCGGCATCGTGGTAGTAGCTACAAGTGAGAATGCAAGTGTGAAGGCTGGATATGAAGCTGTGATGGGAGGTTCGGATAAGGGAACTCTCTATATCAAGCAGAACTCCGTTCTAGGCAAGCCCCGAACAATGCGATTTGAAGGAAGCTGGACAGACCCAGTTTGCGGATATAAGTACACGTTCGTGGCTAACAAGGCTCTCTATCTTGAAGATTGTACCAATGCGAGAGCTGAGATTATGCTTGATAGTCCACCTACAGTGCTGTGGAATCCTATCAAGCACGCTGCATCTAAAACTCTTACCGTCAAGATTATGGTTGGAGCTAAGGATAAGACAGCAGACAGCAAGACGAGAATATGGTGGTATCGCATTCTTGACAACGGTACGAAGCAGCTTATATCATCTGTTGATGATGCCGAGAATTACGAGATTACGGCAATGACCAAGGGCGCAAACGGTCAGATTTCCTCTATCACTATTGATTGTGATATGATAGGCGAAGGTATCGGATATGAGTTGAGAGCGTGCTATATCTATAGCGGCAGTATTCCCTCCTCGCCCCGTGATGCTGATGCTCGGAAGGTTACGTACATCAATAGAACCATACCGCCGCTCACGGCTCAGTTCATCGGCGATGGCTTCGGACTCAATGAAGATGCGACATCAGTTGCCTGCCGAGCTATTGTCAGCGACAACAATGGAGTTATTGAACCATCCGTTTGGAAAAAAGTGCTGAGAGCAAAATGGCAGAAGATAACATACGGCAAGAGCACAAATAATGGTGTTACTACAATGACGCAGAGTGCAGAGACGTTAGGTTATGGCGAGACATTCCAGTGCCCATTTGAGGCTAAGAAGAGCATTCGTCTGTCTATCGAAGACCGAGGTGCTTACGAGCTGATTGTTGACGAGAACGGAAATGCCCTTGTGGATGAGGGCGGAAAATACATCATATCAAGGGAGATTGACGAGAATAACGGATAGTGTTTAACTTTTTAAAAAAATCAAAATTATGAAATACTACGTTAAGGTAACTAAGCAGGTCGCAGAGACCATTATCAAAAGCGGAGTACCGCTGACAATGACAAGTGACGGAAACTGTCTGCTCTATCAGAGTGAGCTGAATGGTGTGAAAGGTGTGAACCTCAACGAGAGGGCAGCCAATGTCGGCGGCTCACTTGTAGTAGAGAGTGATGCTCTTGCGGAAATCAAGGGAACTACTGATACTCCTGCCTCCTGCTATACCCCAGTTGAGTTCGGCGGCGATGGCGATACCCAAGATAATGGCAATATCAGTTCGAGTGGCGGCGGCAATCCGTCTTCCGAGAATACAGGTAACGAAAATACAGATACTAAAGAAGAAAGTGAGGTAAACAATGAGTAAAGCTACAGTTACAGGACAGATTACCGTTACAAGTAATGGTACTACCTTGCACACTATTCTGCAATGTACTACAGGAGACGTGTATCAGAATTATGACGGCAACCCTGCGTCACCTTCCAACGTTGTGCCTAACTTCGAGGCGAGCGGTGCAACGAAGCCAAAGCTGGTTATGCAGGCATATTCGGCGGAACAGGGTGCGGGCAATTCGTTTGACCTCACTAGAGGCACCCCAACGTGGATTGTCGCAGGTGTTGCGCTGACTTTCAATGCCTCGCACGTTTCAACGAATTCATTTGGCGGTGCGGCAGGTCATTTCACGGAGGGGTCTGATGCTAGCGGCAATCCGACCCTTACGGTCAATAAGAACCTTGTCAATATCAATGGTGGCGATTCATTCACTATTATCTGTAAGGTTGATATATCCATATCAAACACAAATGTGAAACTTCAAGCTATGTACCCAGTATATATAGCCGAAGGTGTGATTGATTCCAAGCGTGTGAACATCATCGCAACGTCAGACAAGAATCTCTTCGCGATTACGGAGAAGGGTGGAACCTGTACTGTCAAGGCGCAGGTTACGGATGGCAATATGGTTACATCTACTGGATATACATTCAAGTGGTATCTGCCAGATGCTACCAACGCATGGGTACTCAGGCAGGATAGTGACTCTCCTACATTTACCATCAACGAGACGGACGTGGATTCGTCCATCATCGTAAAGTGCGAAGCATGGAAGGCTGGTGGTTTCTATGCTTCCGACACACAGACTATCAATGACGTATCAGACGAGTACATTCTTTATCCGAACCCTACGGACGGCAACAACAACCCTGTAGCTGAGAACTTCGTTCAAAACTCAGGCGGCAGAATTGTCTATAAGCCATATATGCGCAAGAGAGGTTCAACCGAAAATGAGACTGGAGTAACATTTTCTATGTCGCTCTATTCCAACGCAGGTGTGCCTATCAATTCAGCAATCACCGAATCGGGAAATACGTTTACGATTACCGAAGCTGGTATCAGAGCCTATAAGGGTGCGGTGTATTCGATAACAGGAACCATATAGTACAGCTTATGACAAAGGTTTTAGCAGAAGTAACTGGCTCAATCTCCTTCTCTCAGAGAGGAGACAAAGGGCAAAAAGGTGCTCTTATACGTGAACATGACGGTTTTGAATCGGGCAGCTATAAGTATCTTTCGGGTTCAGGTGAAGAAGAATACGTTGATGTTGTGTGTGTTAAAGGCAAGTGGTATCAATGTACTAAAACGTATGACGATGCAACTTCTTCGCCTAGCTTGACTGATGGGCATTGGACAAAGATGAGCCAATATAAATCAATAGCAACTCATCTTCTTCTTGCCGAGAACGCTACCATCAATATGCTCGGAAGCAATCAGATTAATCTGTACAATCCGTCAGGTGGCGCAATGTTTGGCTCGTTTAGGGTTGTTAGTAATGATAATGATTACGCTCTGTGGCTTGGCGCACCGAATGGGGCTGATGCTCCATTCAGCGTAACGAAAGATGGTTCGTTATATGCGTCTAATGGTATATTCGCAGGAGAACTGAAGGGTGTGACAGGCTCTTTTTATAGATTGACTGCGGTTAGTTCTGATGGAACTAAAAGCGCTGGTTCAATATATTTTGATGGTTCTGGCCGTATAACATTTGATGCAGATATTTATAATCAAGGATATAATTCTGCGGCGAAAAGAGGTTGGCGTTTCTATGCTAGTAATGTATGGTGTCGTTCAGCCTTTGGGCATCGACAGAGTACATTGGCAGTAGTATCTGGGGATGTTATGCAAGTTTATCCTGACGGATACGATAGCGAAAGAATACCTGTGCCTCTAGAGCGTGTTTCTTATGACAATAAAACCGTATACAAAATTCCATTGTATAGTCCTAATGAAGATTTGTCCGGATGTCCTATTGATATAGTAGTATTCACTCCTCTTAGATCAATTGCTAGATATTATTACGAGTTTGTACCTGGAGGAACAGGTAAGCGTTGGATGGCAATAAATGCCAATGACCGTAATAATGATATATATTTCAGTGATGTCGGTGGATGGCATCAACTTCATGGTGGAGAAACAATAAATCTTGTATATATACACCCAGAAATACTTATTCCTAGCCAGGAGGATAAAACCTATTTCGGTCGTGGTATCTTCTGGAGCGGAGCAAATGACTTGAATTGGAGCAATAGATAATCATAAAAGCAAAAATTAATATGAAAGTTAAGTTAGAACATCTCGAAGTATTTATGACACTCGACAAGAATCGGTGTCAGGTAGTTAACGCACGCAAGCAGATTGCAAACATCATCTACTCGCAGGGAGCAGGATTGGGGCTGGCAGGACAGGCTCTTGCTGTGAAGATGTGGAACGGAAATGACGAGACTGAGTACACCGATGACGAAGTGAAAATCATCAAGGAACTCGTTGAACGCACCACCGCTCCCTGCTTCATTGACGCAGTGAATGCCGCTATCAGCAATGCGGTATCGGTAGAAGAGAAAAATAAGTAATAATATCTTTTAAATACATAATATTATGGCTATAAAGACAAGAAAAATCAGCGATTGGCTGTCTGCAAATGGGCAGGCGGTCACAAACGCAAGCAAGGCAAGCATGCAGGCTTATCTTGAACAGAACATTCGTCCTTTGCAGGATGGTGTCTACATCGGCAAGATGCAGAATGACGGATGGGGTTCTCAGACTGGAGATGAGAATGCAGTAATTGGTTCGTATAAAAGAATCGAGCCATGGCAGACAACGGGCATCGGTATCTCATCTGGCGATGCTGATGCAATCGTCATCCAGCATGGTGGCTACAGACTGGGCATTGCTCTGACCGAACCATCGAATGCGATGAAATGGGGAAGCGTGCAGAATAACAGTTCTGTCGGGTATCAGACATCGGGAGACTTGAATACCTTCGATGGCTCAACACGTACTGCTGGCATCATGGCGAGCAGCTACTACAAGAACGATGACCCTGCAACGTATGGTGTTGCTTACTGCTGGAACTATATGACGAATCGTACTGAGGGCAGTAAGATTTGTCAGATAGGAAAACATAACTGGTGGCTTCCGACCATGGGAGATCTTGCGCTTATCCATCAGTACTTCGAAACCATCAATCTCGCCCTACAGCGCATTAAGGATGCCGGGAATCAGTCTGTATCACTCTTGCAGCGGGCGGGTTACTGGTCGTGTGTTGAGTATTCGGGCACCGATGCGTGGGGTCTGGGTTTCGACCATGGCAAGCGGAACGGCCACGGTAAGGTTGACTGTTCGCTTCGAGTTCGTCCTGTTACAGCATTTTAATCATTTTATCTCTTCACCCCTTTACCTCTTTCCGACCGCAGGTCGGGCAAGCAAGGTTGGGAGGTGGAGAATTACGAACACATAAATAATAACAATATCACGAATAATTAGTGGCAATAAGCTAGAATATCTATGGCATTAGCGAAGGATTTACAGATATACAAGGATACTTTCGAGTTAGTCGATAAGCTCACCGCCATGAAGGTTGAGTTTCCGAGAATGTATCGTTACGATTTAGGTGAGAAAATGACAAGCGTTGCTCTTGAACTTTTCGAGTACATTCAGCTAGCGAATATGTATGCGGATAACAGACATCAGTACATGATGGGATTTCGTGTCAAATTCGAACTTCTCAAAACTATCCTTCGCCTTTGCTTCAAGAGAAAACTATTCTCGGAGAAGCAAGCGGCAGATATTTGCAGATTGACAACCATCATCGGCAGACAGGCTACAGCTTGGGGAAATTCAAAGAAAGGTTAGTCCTGCTTTGAATAAAGCTAGAGTATAATTAGGTTAAGGCTTATTATAGAATGTGATTCTCCATAAATAATGGTCTCGCTGCTGTCAAGTCGTATCATCATTTGTACGGTGTAGCGAAGCAGCTAAGATGTATAATAAAGAGCGAGAAAATAGCGGACGAATTACTGGTCGTGTGTTGAGAATTCGGGCACCAATGCGTGGAATCTGAATTTCGACAATGGCAATCGGAACAACAACGGTAAGGTTGACAATTCGAATCGAGTTCGTCCTGTTACAGCACTAGTTAGGAGAGTTAGGGAGATAATAGTAATGGTAAAGGCAGAATATATTATAGCAGCTTACGAAGACTGCCGTAAAGGTAAGGCATCATCACCAGATGCAATAAGGTTTGAAACAACCCGTTGGCGGAATTAATTTAGCGCATACTTAACCCTGCCAATCGGTCTGTTGT